TTAACAGTCCGTTGCTCTACCTGCTGAGCTAAAGAGGAATGTAAAAAGGGCTACCCCCGAAAGGGTAGCCCAGTAAATTTACTGGAGAGGGATGCCGTAGGAACACCGCACACCGTCTGCATCACAAACGCAAACCATCTGTTCGGCTCTGCCTACGATTCTCTTCTGAACGCAGTAGTCGTCCATGCCCAGGAAACTTCCTGCCATGATCGTCTTCACACCCTGCACTTCATCCATCTTATTGTGATGGAGATGGCCGGAAAGAACTGCGTATAAAGGTTTTCTTGCCATTGTCTGCAAAGACTGTACCTTACTGGCGCTACCATCAAAGTCGCCATGGACACCGCAATAGGTCTTGCCACGAATGTCAATTAGGTACATCGTATCGTCCACTTTCTCGGAACCGATGCCGATTTGGACATTTTCAAAGTTTTGCAACCTTGCGCCAAGATACCACTCGACGAGGTCGTCCAACCGCTCGCTTACAAGCGCACGATCTTTATTCGGGTCAATGCGGCTGTGATTACCAGCAACACTGACGAACACGACCTGCCTAAAATGTTTACTCAGTTCAGCAAGGAACTCAGCAATCAACTCAGACACACCCTTGATCTGCTCAATCACATTCTCCTTGTTGGTAACAGTGATTGACTGGTGAATATTGCCGCTGATTTCATCACCGTTTGCCCAAACAATGCAATTCTCGCTTCGATGGGTCTCACCAATGGCAATGATGCGGTCAAGGTATCTACACATCATCTCACGGCAGATATCGGAGTTGTATGTATTCCAGTAGTTCTGAACATTGGCTCCATAATGAATATCGTTCAAACTGACAAGAAGATCGTTGTCGGTAGGTTCGATTTCAACACGCTGGTAACTAAGCTGCGGCAGGTTGCCTGACTTAACCGCTTCGGTCAAAATCTCATTCAGCTCCTCCTGACGGGAACGCTCACGGAGTAGCTTGTTCAATGCGTTGCGCTGGTCAAAGAACTTCTGACGCTCTTTCTGCAGCTCGAAACGCTTGCTGTCTAATACGGACAGCTTATCTTCGTCCTGAATGGCAGCTTCGCCATCACGCTCGATAGCTTCAATGATGGCCTTCATGCCATACATTCTTTTGCGGACTTCGCTCGAATTGAAGCAGTTGCCCTCACCAAACAGACGCTCACTCAGTTCCTCGTAATCATCATCAATGGTGCGGTCAACCAGCTTGCCAATCACGATGTCACGCATCTCTTTGTAGCTTGCTGTACTGGTAATGGCTTACACTCCCTTTCTCCGAGGACGCTCAGGCTCGCCACGCAGACGGCGCAGTACCCGCATTGCCGCAGGCTCTTCTGCCATGTAGTAACGATGGCGCTTGGAACGCTGCTTCATCGTTCTGACAATATGAACCTGGGGACACTCCTCACGAATAATCTTCTTTTCATCAACGGAAATTGCGATCAATTTTTCATCATCCTTTGTTCCAAATTTTTATGTATATTTGTCGAGGCAAAAATGTATATTTTCCCTCAAGTTAATGCACCCATCAAGTGCGCCCCCAGCCCTTGGGACACAAGGGCTGGAAGGCATTCCAGATTTCAAACAGTTTCATTTCAAATGCGTTGGTTACTGCGTTTTCGCATCACCGACTCTACAGACTTCTTCACATACATTTCTGCAGCGCAGTCAGGGCAATACTTTAAGCCATGACCCTTGCTCTTAATTGTCAATCCACACAGTGCGCATTGGAAGTAGGGCTCACCGCAATACAGCAGATATTGGTTGCCAAGATTACGAAAATCGGAAATATGTATCGCCACAGGACTGTTCGTCCTGATAAACCTCACCTGGATATTTAAGCTATCGACTCGCTTGCTGAAACGCAGCAGTCCGGCATTCTTCATCTCGTGAAGCATAAGGCTCTGTCGTTTGATGGATGTATTGATGTTCGCCATTTTCATGATTTCTTTGTCGGCTGTATTCACCCATCCGTTATTTTTTGGCTGTGTGGCGTCCCAATACTTGGCAACACACAGCAAAGTAAAGGCAAGGCGCTGCAGTTGCTTCCCCTCAAGGCTGCGCACTGTCTGCAGTTCTGCCTCCGTAACATCAACACCCTCCAGTTCAATCAGAGGGTACTTATCTGCGGCACGAACGATCCTGTCAATCGTGTCCGCCCATTTCACCAGAACCACTCCGGGGTCGCACTGGAGGAGGAAGTCCTCCAGCTTTGCCCGCACTTCTCTTTTCTTGTACTTCTCGCTCTGGCAATAATACCGTGCTACACGGCTCAGTGTTTCCACCGGTTTCTTTCCGAGCTGGCGGTTTGCAATCGCATTCTCCGCCCATTCACGCTCGTTCAACACTATACTCACTCGATCACTCCAATCTCTTTTTCATAAAACGAAAATCTGTTTCCGCCAAACTCGATGGCGCCTTCCTGGTCTAACACAGGGAAGTGGATACGATTACCGTTTTTCTGTAAGAGATTGCCGATAATTTCTTTTCCACACATATTCCAAGCAAACCGCTTGGTGCAGCTTCTCTGATAACAAATATCCAAAAGGATGTCACAGAGACTCTGCGCATTTGAGCAAGCCGCATCACACGCATTCCTGAACTCGATCTTCATCATGTACATATGAGAGATCGCTTCGTCGCTGTCGATACGCTCACGACTTGCGAACACAGCGTAGTCACGGATACGGCGGTTATAGTCGTCGAACAACCGCAGGATCGCATTATACTGTGAGTGACTGTACTCAGCACCGCTCTTCATCATGGTGTAGTCAAACTCAGTTTCTGAATTGTGCCGTCCCACATATCCGTCAAATGCGTCCTCGAACTTACGGCAGATACGGTTGGTTACGCAATCGCTGATGCCGACAGGCATACAGGTCAGGTAGTAGCGGACAAACTCCTGCTCATTCTCACTAAGCTCAGCGTGGTCTTTCTCAAGCATTTCGTCAATCGACATAGAGAACTCACGCTGTGCTTTCTTGTTGGTGTTCTTTATGTATGTATTGTATTGCTTCATCAGGTCTGGGTAGATATACCTCATGAAGTACGGCTTCTTATCAGCCAGGATAGAGAGATAGATACGCCGCAAGCTCTCATCTTCGATCATCAAAGCATGATGGCGATCAAACCACTCTTTGGGCATCGGCTTGGCGATAATGCCCTTGGCCTTATCGATGGCATTCTGTTGAAACAACTGGCCGCACTTGATACGGTAGTCAAGTATCTTGTACTCCTCGCTGTCTTTTGGGTACTTGGCCTGCACCTCGAACATGGAAGTGATACGGTTGGTCGTCTTGCCAATATCATCTCCAAAACTGTCGATGTTAGCCCGGACGAAATCTTCCTCCCGCACGATCTTCTTTTTGGCCTTGCGCTGCACACACATCAGTGCGGGGAGCGGGCGGAGGTTATCTACAAGCACACGGTTGTCTGTCAGCATGACGAGGTCGCCATCCTTGTCCATACCGTTCAGTGCGTGAGCTGCAGTGTCCCATGAGTTGAAAACAGTGCAGGTAGTCATGTACTGATACCAGTGTCTTGCTTCCTCAGATCGATTGACCGTCACGGCTCGGATGTTGTTGTGGCAAGTCATGGGTGCTCGGAAGCAGGCCAGATGCTCTGCGCCATTCTCTACCCAGTAGCCGTTGTAAATTTCCTCGCTCTTCAGGATGCCGGTGACTTCCAAGCCGAAGATGCTCTGACACAGAGAGTAGGGGTCACCGGACACGATAGAGTAGTTGCCGTGTACTTTGATAACGCCCACCTTGGCTTCGTTGATACGGTTCTTAATGAGCTGATAGACCTTGCTCTGCACATAGGGGTCGTCGATCATTCTCGGTTCCACCATCAGCGCCTTGATGTAATCATCCTCGATGCTTTCCACATTGTCCTCATTGATTCCCATACCCTTTAAGAACAACACCGTCTTATGGTAGTCTGCATACAGAATGTCGTTGATCTCGTCCATTGTGGGGGCAATCAGTTCGTCGATATCCTCTTCGCTCAAGTCATAGCTCTGGATGAACTGGTAGTTCAGATTACGCTCTGACTCAAGTGTTTTGGGACAAACCTTGGCAATACCAAAGGAATAGCCATTCTCGATGCAGTTGCGCAGATAATCGTCACAGCTATCATAGGAATCCCACAGCTTCACCATGGAGGTAGTCAGGATCAGCTCCACATTTCGGATATCGTGTTCGTTGCCCCATGCATCCTTGACCAGATAATTGCCCGCCACTTTCTCGGCAAACTCCAGGAAGTCAAAGCAGAACACCATACCCTTTTCCCACGAGAACCGTGTGTTCACGCCGCTGGGTCGGTAGTCAATGCCAATTTCTTCTGCCCATCTGTCTGCCAGACTGGGGAGCATAATGCCGTAGCCATCAGACTCGTTTAAGTCCACCATTACATTGGGGCGGTCTTCCATAACCGGTTCGCCGTCCAGTTCATCATTGATGTAGATGATGTCAGACAGGAACTGTGTTTCACAGTCATTGACCACCAAAACACCATTGGGCATGGACACCGGATTGGATGCGCTACAGGTCAGCGCCTTATAGGCTTCCAACTTTGCTGCCACCATTTCCTTATTCGGGTTGCGACCATTGTCGATGCGTCTGCGGATTTCATCTCCGTGACGGTCGCTGATAAACACGATGGTCTCATTCTTGACACCGCCGTTCGTTCCCAAAAGACGATGGTATCGAATGCCGTTGATGGTAAAACCCTTGCAGGCTCGGATATAATCTTTCTCTCTGTCCATAATCACACAGAGATAGTCAGGCTTGAACTGGATGGAGTCGAGCTCTTCATACAGCTTCTTGATCTGGCGTCTGTTCTGCAGGCTGCTCTGCTCTTTTCTCAGACGGCGAATTTGCCCCTTGATCTCTCTGGCCTTGGCGTCTGCGTCAGTGATGCCGTTCAGCTCGTCCAGCCATCGAAGCACCTGACTGTCCGCCAGTGAGATGAGTTCGTCGTTCCGGCGGGCTTCCGCAATGGGAAGCGTAAGCTGCCACTTGGCCTTACGCAGGCGACTGCTGTGCAGCTTATAGATGTACTTCTGACAGGTTAATTGCTTTGCCAGTTTACTTCACCTCTTTGCGAGTTATTTTATTATGTTGATGGAACTAAAAAAGAAAGATTTACTCGAAATCCTTTACATAACTAAACCATTCCCGATAGTATTCCTGCCGCTTTTTCTCGATGAACGCCTCAATGGCTTCATCATCATCTTCCATGGTTGGGTAGTCGTATGTATATTCTTCGGGGGACGCCAAGCATCCCCTCGTAATTGCTTCATCAAATCTCTTGCTCACTATGGTTACCTCCATTACTTGTATCTTTGATCCAGTCGGTCAGCAGCATTCTCATGCGGCGACTGGGTATGTATAGGTTGATTTCCTTATCATCTCGGATAGCACTACGCCAGATGAACTGCAGCATCTCTGACAGAGCGAACTGGTCAGAGTCTATCTTGATGTCCTTGGTTGCGAAAAACTTCGCAATATTGGGATCGACGAAACGATTGACCAGATAGGCCACACAGTCGGCACCCTTATAGGCGTTGGTTGCTCTTGCGTTCAGAGACAGGAAGTTGGATGCGTATCTGTTTCTCGGGCCGAGCAGCCACTCTTCACAATCCTTAAAGGTCGTCCACAGGCGGGTGTCTGATCTGCTCTCCGTCTTGCAGTCAAAGAAGTTTCGCATATTGCGCTTGAGCGTTTTAACATCATCGTGGGCTTTGCCACGCCGTTTGAACCAGCTTGCGGACAGCGCCGTGCGGCCATTACCAATCTCATTCATCTTTCTGTTCATGGCATCCTCGTCCTCGCCAGTAATATGGATAAGGCCGGAGTAGTCGATGGGCGGCGGGTTGTCGGGACGGTCGGAGAAGTAATAGCCCCGCTCGTCCTGCTCCACGCCGATCACCGTATAGTCGAAACCGTAGTAGTCGAAGTAGGCTTTCTGGAGCTGGCCGTCAAACAGGTAGGTCAGCATAAATACTTCCTCAAAGGGAAGGAACCGCTTCGGGTTCATTACCTCATACAGTGTTCCGGCACAGTGATAGAGGGTGCCGGTGTCGGCCATCTGCTTGTAACCTTCAAACTTACCTTCATAGGTATCGTCCGCCCAGGACACCATGCCGTCTTCTTCGTTGACCTCCATGAGGTGCGCCATCATCATTTCTTTATCCTTTGGGGAGACCGGAACGCTCTGGATGATCTGGATGCTCTCGTCCACGATGAGACTGTAGCCGTTCTCTCTCGCCAGTTCCAAGGCTTCATCATCCATCAGGGTAAACAGTGCGTGGGTCGATGCGATATTACACCGGCGCCGCATCATCGCCTTGAGCTGGGAAGACTTACTCATAAAGTCACAGTTGGGCTCCTCGAAGTTACACAGCTCACATACTCGATCTACCTCCGTCAGATACGGAGTGACATAGAGGAAGCACCGCTTACCCTTATAGCGGTTCATGTATCGAATGGCTGCGGAGGACTTGCCTCGACCCATTCGAGCATCCACAATCGTGATATGTCTCAAGTAAATCTCACCACCTTTCTATATGTTGATTTGCCTCGCCAATTCTTGTACACAGGAAGGGCGACGCGTTTGCGTTTGTTTCATCGGATGCAAGCATCCGCTTTGTCCGTTTGTATGGTCTCCGCAGGAGACTTATTATACTTAATAAGTTGAAAGCCTGAAACCCTTGTGCCACAAGGGCTAAATTTTTTTCTTGTACACAGCGTGTGTACAAAAACTGCTTTTGGGATCGCTTTCTATAGGTTTGCTTTATTCGATTTTCAAGGTGCATTTTTGAGCTTCGACCGACCTTAGCCGACGCTGACTTCCTGCTCCATCAGTCTGCTGTCTACGAGGTAGTTGCAAGTCTGACTGCCCAGGTTCAGCTTCCGGTAAGCCTCCTCGATCTCCTCACCAGTAATACCGATGTAATCCAGCGTCTGTGCTGCGGAGGAATGTCCGAACATCTTCTGGAGAAGCAGGAGCTTACGGGGATCGTTGTTGCTCATTACCATCTGATGGTAAGCAAAGGTCTTACGCAGTGAGTGGGTAGCCATCTTGTTACCAAGACCTAAGTCTTTGGCGATACCCTTCATGATCCGGTCAATGGAGTTACGGTGGATCGGAGTATTCTCGCCAGAACCACGATTGCTCTCGGAGCGGAACAGGTAGTCACTGAGCTTAACATCAGGTGTGTTTTCAAGGTACAGGGTGACAGCCTCGATGACTGCCGTGTTGATGGTGATGTAGCGGTTACGCTGATGCTTACGGGTGTTCTTGGTCTTCTTCTCCAGAATGGCGAAGCTATCTTTGAACACGCATTCTTCATTGATAAGATGGGAGAACCGGAGCATCCGCAAATCACTGACTCTCAAGCCGAAGTTGATGCCTACGATGAACAGCATATTGTCTCTGTAGCGTTCCTCACCAATTAAGTATCTGGAGATTCGGTTGATGTCCTCCATATCCTTGATAGGCTCGGAGGTATGCTCAGCGGCCAGTTCGCAGGAAGTGTCTTCGGTGGCTGGGGCAATGAGACCAGCTTTCAGCTTACGGACATTAGAGCGGATCGCCATCATGTCTATGGACTTGTCTTCTTGAAGCTCTGATCGAGGTATGAACTGGATCACCTTTGCCATCTTATTTTCATCTCCTTTTGAGTTATTTTATTATGGTCATATTATAGCAGAAAACACCTGCTTTGTCAACATAATTAAATAGATTTCTTTGCATTTTTCTGATGATTTTAAGGGCAAAGTCAATGTTGCTTTGTTAAGCCTTTTTCTTTGTTTTCCTCTATCTTCTGGTGAGGATCAGCTTCACGCAAAAGGCTTAACCAACAAAATCTCGTTGGGATCACAAAGCAAAAGTTCAGTAATATCAATGGTTTGGCGAGAAGAAAGTTTTTTGGGAAGTATGTGGGAGAAAGAGCGACTACCACAGTTCTGCACTCTGCGAGGGGGTGAAAATACCATAACCACCCCCCCTATGTTGCATAGTGTGAAATTGCAACATAGACCACCACGGCAGAACAGCGGCAACAGACCCACAACAGCGGGTGACCCCCCTTTGCGGATATGGTCAGCACATCAACGAAAAAATTATGTTGACATTGTGGCGGGGGTGTGCTATCATGTCTAATGTCAGATACCCACCACGGCGGCACACCCACCAACACCACACCACACGGGACAGCCGCACACAACAGAAAGGACGGAACACCATGACAACCAACACCACCAACACCACCGCAACCCGCAAGGACTTTGAAACCCTCAAACGGGACTTTGAACAGGGCATAGCAAGCGGGACGGACTACACCGCCGCACTGCTCGACCTGTCCACCGCAATCGCCGCCGCCTGTCTCAACAAGTGCATTGACCCTCAGCGCAAGAACGCCGCCGAACAGGACAGCGTAAGCAACAGCGGCAACAACCCCGCACTGCTCAACCTCAAGCGGGGACTGTTCCACGACTTGCACTTGTTGGAGAACACCCGCACCGCCGCAGACAAGGCAACCCGCACCCGCTACAACGCAGACGGGGACATGGTAACGGAAACGGCAGACCCCGCCGCCCTTGCCGCCTTTGGTGAGTTAATCGGTGAGACCCTTTCCGACGGTCTCGACCTTGTACACACCGCCGCCGCCGCTCTGATTGAACAGGCGGCAGAACACGCAGACCCCGCCGCCCCTTGGCTTGACACCCCTTACACCGTCCGCCGCCTTGCCCGCAAGGTGTACATTCGCACCGAGGACAGCGCCGCATATCGGGACGAGGAAACCACCCCCATTCAAGAGGTGTACAAGGCAGTACGCAGAGCCATTCAGAACAGCCGCGCCATGCAGACCGACCCCCGCAACGGATACACCTACATTGAAGATGTCACCGCCGACGGACTGGACACCATTTACCACCGCTTGCAGAAATGGGCAGACCTTGGCGGCTATGACCGAGACGGACACTACACCGCCGACCCCGCCACCGTGGACACCTACGAGAAAACCCTTGCCGCCCTCAACCTGTCCGACCGTCAGTTGACCGTTGTCAACCTGCGTATGCGTGGCTATGGCAAGAAAGCAATCGGGACTTACTTGGGCATTGACCCGAACAATGTCGGGCGAGTGTTGAAACAGGTACAGGCAAAGGCGGAGAAAATCGGCTTCACCCCTGCCATGTGGGCAGAAATGACCGCCGAAAACTGAACACACACCGCACAACGGCGGGGGCATTATCTGCCCCCGCTTTTCCTTTGCCCTCTGGCGAGGACAGCGGCAGACCTTGCCACCCCGACACCGCCGCCCCACTTCGGGCAAGGGTGACCCCCCTTTGCGGTTAGGGGTGCAAGGGCAAGCCGCCCCGCACCGCTCCCACCGACAAGGGAACACCGCCGCCCCACTTCGGGCAAGGGTGAC